CCGAACTGGACCAGGTTCAATCCCTCATCCTGAAGATGCTGGACGATCTCGCCGGCAAAGGTACGGTCGTAGGACAGCTCGCGCAGATCGTAACGGGACGCCAGTTCGATAATCTCTTTCTCGACGAAGGCGAAGTCGGTGGCGTTGCCGGGCGTGGCGGTCAAGAATCCCTGGTCGCGCCAGACGTCATAGGGCACGCGGTCGCGGCGCACGCGGCGTAGAATGTCGTCTTCCGGGATCCAGAAGCGGCAGAGCACGATCCATTTATCGGCAAGGGTGCCAAGATCGTTGTCGAGCGTCGGCGGGAAGAGAAGCACGAAGGCTGACAGATCATTGACGCGGGCAAGATCCAGCCCGCCATAGCATTCGCGGCCGAGCAGCTTGCCTTCCAGTTCCTCCAGCTCGTGTTTGACGATGCGCCAGTCGGTGGTGGCTGGCAGGCCGCCTTCCTCCCACACGCCCATGTCGAGCCAGCGCGTGACCAGCTCGGTCCATTCGTTGAGCCGCAGCCGGCGGATGGCATTCTGCTGCGCCGGCATTTCCTTAGCCTCAATGATCTGGCGCTTGAGATCGTCGACCTTCACCGTCACGCCGAGGCTCGGATTGGCCTTCACCCAGACAGTCTCGTCGGTCCAGTCGTCGCCATCGTCTATTGTTGCGATGTAGCCGAACCAGCTATCGGAAGACTCCGTCGGCACCGTGCCTTCCAGCGCTTTGACCGAGAATTCGTGATGCTGGCGACACACGGAATGGCGGTCATAACCGGCCGTGGTAATCTCGAAGATCAAGGGCTGGCGCCGCGCACCAGTGGCGGTGTTCAGTTTCTGAATGATCTCGGGGCCTGGATGTTCGTGCACTTCATCGACGGCCGCAAAGTGAATGTTGAGACCGTCCATCTTGCTGGCGTCCGCCGACAGCGGCCGGAACCAGGACGAGGTCGGCAGCACCGCCAGATTGTTCACCGTGCGCGTGATCCTAGATTGCAGCGCCGAACTCGCCGCCACCATGCGCTCGGCCTCGCCGAAGACGATCCTGGCCTGATCGCGCGTCGTTGCCGCCGAATAGACATGCGCACCGGGCTCGCCATCGGCAATCAGCGCATAGAGCGCCGTGCCGGCCAGAAGCACCGACTTGCCGTTCTTGCGCGCCACCTCGACATAGGCCGTGCGGAAGCGGCGCAATCCATCCTTGCGCTTCCAGCCATAAAGCGAGCCGACGACAAACTGCTGCCAGCACTGAAGCACGAAGGGCTCACCCGCCCATTCGCCGGTCGAGTGGCGCAGATGGCCGAAGAAGTCGATCGCATGACGTGCCGCAGCGCCATCCCAGACCAGGCCGCGTTTTGCCCCCAACTTCAGGTCCGCGAGGTGCCGCTCGCAGGCGAGCCGCACCAGCCGGCCAGCGACGATCCGGCCGCTGACGACAGCGCGTGCGTAGGCCGTGACCGGACAGGACGACGCTTTCCTGGCCGAGCCGGATTTACGCTTTTCTACCACGGGTCAAAAAGTCCTCGAATGGATCACTGGTCTCAGCCGGCTCCGCCATGCGGATGCGCGAGCGGCTCGACGGCGTCAGCCCGAACTCGGCCTCGATCTGCGCCATTTGCGCCAGGCACTTGTTGGCCACCGCCAGGAACGGGTTCTGGATGATGTTGTCGTTCGACGTCTTCACCACCGGCCCACGGCGCTTCACTTCCTGCTCCGCCTCCAGCCAGCGTCGCCAGATGACCACGTAACGGGCGAGCGCGCCGGTATCGAGCTCCGTCATGACGCCATGTCGGGCAAGCAGTTCCGCCATCGCGGTAAACTTCGCGCGAGCTTCATCATCAAGGTGGTCGGGCGGTTCTGGCGTTGCTACCACCGGCTTCGGCTCGGCCTTGTTCAGACGGTGCGGACGGGCCGTGCCCTTGACCAGTTTCAGATGGGTCGGCAGCGGCTTGCGGCCGGCCATGTCGGTTTCTCCTGCAGCCAGCGCGATTTCCGCGCCGACGTCAAACAAGCAATCAAATGATCCACTTGGGCGTTGATGTCCTCCCCGTTCAGAGCATGAGTGTCAGGGCGAACAGGAAGGACCACGCCATGACGAACGTCAGCAATGCCAAAGCCATCGATGCATTCCTCGCAGCCAAATTCGAGATCGACGCGATCCTCGAGCGCCTCACGGCGCTGAGCGACGACCACTTCAATACCAACCCCGACGAGATCCATTGGGGCCATGTCGGAACGCTCGAACGCACCCGCGCGAAGCTGCGCGAGATCAGCGACAGCGCCTTCAGCGAAGGCGAGCACGTCGAATAGCCCATCCCTTTTCCGGGTCCCGCCCCCCGACTGGCGGGCTCGGCCTCGTAGAAGGGTTCGCATCCTGCGCACCCCGATACGGGAGACCACCCATGACCAAGCTTTCCGACACGCAAGCAATCATTCTCAGCGCCGCCGCCCAGCGCGACGATCGGATCGTCCTGCCATTGCCAGCCAGGCTGAAGGGCGGAGCCGCTACCAAGGTGGTCGACACCATGATTGCAAAAGGCCTCATCGAAGAGGTCGAAGCGCGCCGCATCGCCTTGCAGCCGCAACTCAGCGACCCGGTCTGGCGCGAGACCGGCGATGGCCATGGCACCACGCTGATCATCACCGATGCGGGTCTCGCCGCTATTGGCATTGCACCTGACGAGGCACCCGAATCGGATGCGCAGCGTTCAGCCACACGCGCCGACACGGGCGCCTCCGCGGGCGGTGCAGACAACGACGCCACTTCGAGTGATACCGCGCCCACCGCGCCTGCTGGCGCAACATTGCGTGCACAACGTACGCTACGCGAACGGACCAAGCAGGCGACACTGATCGCGATGCTGCGCGCAAAGGAAGGTGCAACCATTGCCGAGATTGTCGCCACCACCGGCTGGCAACCGCACACCGTGCGTGGTGCCATGGCGGGTGCGCTCAAAAAGAAGCTCGGGCTCATCGTCACCAGCGAGAAGGTCGAAGGACGCGGGCGGGTCTATCGGTTGCCCGCAGCCTGACGCCGCAGCTCTCATCCTGTCACGGCCGTCGCCCCGATGGGGCGGCGGTTGCCTCGTTGGCGCTCCGCATCCGGATGGCCTCGAACACCCGCCGCAATGTAAAGCTGCGCGCGATCGACACCACGGTGAAGATGGCACCCATGGCCATGTTGTTGGCCAGCGTGGTCGACAATCCGAACAGCGGAAACACCAGGATCTGCGCGATCACCGCAATCCCATAGCCGACGGCAACATTGGTGAGCGATTCCACCAGCGACATGGTGCGCGACTGTTTCATGCCGCTGCGGCATCCCCGGTACCGGGCACGCGCTCGGCGGCGATCTCGTCGAAGCTGCGGCCGTCGCCCTCCCGCGTTGCCGCCTTGCCGGTGAAGGCCTGCCAGCGCCGGATGACCACGTCACAGAAGGCCTCCGACAATTCGAGACCGTAAACCTTGCGGCCGGTCTTCTCACCGGCAATCAGCTGCGAGCCGGAGCCCGAGAACGGCTCGTAGCAGATGTCGCCCGGACGGGTGTGCAGCTGCATCGGCAGCGTGAACACCTTGACCGGCTTCGAAGTCGGATGCTCGCGGGTTTCGATCTCCGAGGACGGAATGTTCCACACCGTGGTCGGCCAGCTGTCAAAGCCCTCGCGGTTGATGCGGGGCTTCCTGCCCCGGCGCCAGCCGAACAGGCACGGCTCATGCGCCCACAGCATCACCGAGCGCGTCAGCACCGGGCGCGACTTGGCCCAGATGATCTGCTGGTGATGCAGCACATCGAACTGATCCCAGACGGTTTCCACCATGCGCTGGCGGCGCGAGGCATGCCAACAGTACCAGGCGACATCCTCGGCAATGGCATGCTCGATCGCCGTCTTGCAGAAGGCCTCGTAGAACTGCGGACCCTGGCTGGAATCATCCCAGTGCGGCTGCTCGATGTAGTCCTCGCCCCAGTCCTTGTTGGCGATCTTCTTTGCCCGAGCCGAAGCGGTCTTCTTCGTCGGATGGTTGGTGCCGTCATAGTCAACGAGATAGGGCGGGTCGGTGGCAAACAGCGCCGCCCGCTCGCCGTTCATGAGCCTGGTAACTTCGGCGCCATCGGTGGAGTCGCCACAGAGCAGCCGGTGATCACCCAGCAGCCACAGATCGCCGCGCCGTGTGACAGGCGTTGCCGGAACTTCCGGAATGGCGTCGTCCTCGATCAGCCCATCCTGTTCCTCGCGATGGCCGTAAAGCAGGTCCTGGAGTTCATCGTCGCCGAAGCCGGTAAGGCCAAGATCAAAGCCCGCCTCCTGAAGATCGGAAAGTTCGAGCGCCAGCAGTTCCTCGTCCCAGCCGGCA